CGAATACTTATAATTGTTTCACGACTTAAAAAAGCTAAGTCAATTTTAAAACCTGGCATGCCAGGATATTCTACTTCAATACTTTTTGAAGGTACTAATAGGGTTTTTAAACTAAGATCTGCCATTTGTTTCTAAGTATGGTGAGGCTAGACTGCTCTAGCCTCGGTTTATGAAAAGGTTTTAGGCTCTGTATGTTACATCTAATTCGTTGGTAGCTTCTAGTGAGAATACACTGCTGCTGGTACCCTGTGCAGTAAAGTTAATAGTTGTGCTAATAACCTGTTCTGTAGCAATAGTAGGGATTGTTAAAACTACCCCTGGCATATTTAATTCTACTCTATCTGTTCCACTACCGCCAACACTTATTTTCATTCTATAGGCCGGGTCTACATCTGTAGAACTATCTGTAAGTAGATCACCTAATAGTTGCGCTGTTTGTTTGCGATTAGCACTATCATCAGCACTACCATTTGCTGTGCCACTGCGTAAATATGCTGTTAAACTACCACTAATAGCTCGTGTGCCTGCAAAATATGTAACTGGTTGATTAACTATACCAAGATTAGCAGGTGTTAGATAACTAACATTATTGCTTATAGTTAAATTTCCACCTGTTAATGGCAGATTGTAGAATTCATTGCTATTTGCAGCAGCAGCACCAGTTAAATTCTTTTGTAGAGTAACAACACTTAGCTTATTAGCTATAAAAGCAGCATCTGTAGTTTTCTGTTTAAAGGTTGTACCATTAAATAGTCCTAAAGGAACTGTATCTGATCCAGTATATGCAAAAGTACCGGTTCCTATAGTTGTTGGCGCAGCAATCTGCCTGATTTGTTTGGCTTGTCCTGCCCATTGAATACTAGCTATTGCATCAATACCAAAATCAATTGTTGCTGTATTTAATACACAGTCATCAATTACAAAACAAGCAGTATCAATAATAATTATAAGACCAAAGCGTTGTAGTTGATGCGAATTGCTATTAGTTGCTACGCAAGTAGCTGAACTTGTGCTCTCTGACCAAGCTGGTGCCACACCACCAATAGGATCTGTAGCAAACATTGCGTTCCACAGTACGCTTTCTTCAGCAGTAATTTTATTACTACTACTGCTTATTCCGCCTGTTGTTGTAAATGTTGCCGTAACAGGTGTCAATTCTGCTGCCGAATCTGTATCAACAATTAATATTTGTTCTGTACCAGTATAACCAGTACCTGCATTAATTTTTTGTATACTAGTAAGAGCACTGCCAGTAAATACGGGTCTTAATATTGCCTGCGTACCGCCTGCAGTACTAGGCTGAGCGATTATAATTTGAGTAGTAGCAGCACTATATTCAGTGCTTGTTGTACTACTTAATGTAATAGCATCTATTGCACCACCTGTGACTGCAGCATCTTTTTTAGGTCTAATATAAGTGGTCATATTAAAATCAACAGGATCTAGCTGTGTATTAAAACTACGTTGACCACGTACTGGACTTGCTCCAGTTTCATTTAATGTAACTGTTTCACTAGTAGTATTTTGGCTAAATCCAAATCCATCTAGTACTTGAATTTCGCGAGTATTAGTGGTACTAACTGCAGGAGCCCCTGCACCACCTACTACACCAATACTAGAACCGCTTGTTCCTACTGCAGTAGTAAAGAAAATTCTACTATTACGAAGTAAATTAAAACTCATCTTTTTATCCTCTTAAGAGGTGTTCTCTAGGCCGTGACTAGACGTTTATCTGTATTAGACCTTGTGAACACGGTTTGCTTACATGATCTGATAGCGAACCTGTAAGTTAATCTCGCCAACTGCATAGGGAGCTAAGAGGCCCTCGTCCGTAGTTATTGAGTCTATTAATATTTCTGTTGTTTCATAATTATTGTCTGCGTCGTATACTAGTTGACGATTTAGGTCTATGCAGCGCTCTAAGTCTTCTAGCAACTGCTCAAGCTGTTCTTGTGCATTATCTTCACTTTTGCAGTATACCTTAACACATACTCCAAGCATGCCCCAGGCAAAATCTGCAGGATGATATTCACGCAGCTCAGTGCCAGGACTTAAATATACGCTAGGAAAGTCGTTGACTTCGTCCCAAAACTTTAATTTGGCAAAACTTTGGTTTTGCAAGTTAGTTGCATATGGCGCAGTGCCATCTATGGTTTTAAACCGTTCGGCAAGGGCCTTGACTATACTAGTTCTTCTGCTCATACTAATACGGCCCTTAATCTTGTTATCTTGGCCTGTGCTGCTATTTCACGTATACTTTTAGAGATTAGCAGTTTAGGGTCTCTACTACGCGGAAATTGTTGTTTTCCGCCTTCGCTAAATGTGGCATATGGATTTCGCATATAATTATAATATGCTGTAATCATACCTTGTCTACTTTGAGTCAATCTTTCTATTCTAGCACTTTCTGCAAATCTACCGCTGCGAAGATTAAGTACATCGCGACGACCGCCAGCACCCATATTTTGCTTAACGGTTTGTACTAAATTGCTATTTAGTAAATTTTGTAATGTACCCAGTGAAGTTTCAGTATCTTCAATAGTAGGCTGCTGTAGTGGAGGTCTTGTAGAAGGTTTTTTAATTTTTACACTATTTTTTGCAAAGCCAGTGATTTGTGGTTTTGCAACAGGTAACTTTTTCTTGTTTGTCACCTTAAAATTTTGTTTAAACCTACTAACTGTTTCGCCTTTAATGGTAGCAACTATTACATTTAATATATAATCAAAAGCACTTGGACTACGACGAGAAGTTAGTAGTTTATAGATATTTCTAGATATATCACTAGCTAACTTTTTCTGGAATGTTAGTAATCTATCAGCAATAGTTTTTAATATTTTCTTTTGGGATAGTCTATTACCTGATTCTAATTCGCTACCGCGTATTTGATTAAAAGGAGAGTTTTCAAACTTTAAAATGTTTCCTCCTATTGAGACGAACATTTTAACAAAACCCTCACTAAAATCTTTATCTATTTCTACAAAATATTCTACCTGCTGAGCATCAGTTATAAATTTAGTAGCTGTTTGTTGTGCCGTATCTATAGAACCACCGGTAGTATTTTCAAGAACATCATAAATAATACTAATTACTTTAGGAGTATTTATTTGTACTTTTATACTATCGCCTTCTTTATACCCTACTGCTATATGTCCATAATTTAAAAATTGACCTATCGACCCTACTTTTTTAGGCAGATCATTACTACGCACATATAAATCTATAGCATTAGATAATTCATTATACACTTCTCGATAATTACTAAACACAAATATTTCGCGCTTACCTGGTATACTAGCATCTCTAATATATACTGGTTTATTAAGTATCTGTGTTCGAACTGTTGCTAGTACATCATTAACTCTAGGTGTTGATACTAATTCTGCTCTGTTCCCAGTTCTTATAAGCTGTTCATCGATTAACGCAGTATTTAGTTGCTCAGTAATAGTTCTTTTAGAAACAGACCTGCATTTTGTTTTTACTGAATTTACGGCACTTTCAATAATATTTAATATAAGTTTAATTTCATCATCACTAAACTTAAATTTATCAAATTCTTTTATATATTCTTTTTTTGACTCTATATTTATACCTATAGATTCTAAGGCGGTGCTTAGATCTCTATAGCGATCTAATTCTGCTTTAATATCTGCATAATCGATTACTAACATACTAGGAAAAGCTGCGTCAAGAATTGATCGTAAAGTAGCACTAGGTACTTTAAACGCAGTTTCTCCAGCCGAAGCTAATGATAATAGTTCTTCTGGAAAGTTTTTTACTATTTCTGGATTAGCTGTTTGTATATACTTCATTATGCATAATCCGCTACATATTGATCTAGTACACGCTTAATATGAGCTGGAAAATTTGTACTAGCTACATATTGTATTTGTGTTACATTGGGAGTAACATCTCTATTAACATGCACTGCACTGTTATTCTTTGAGTAGTACTCTACTAAATCAAGTACAGCTAGCTTAAGATCATCAGGTACAAATTCATAACCAGCAAAGTAGCTAACTTTATATCCGCGAGGATGTTCCACAAAATAATATGGGCTAGCTACTATACGAACACTATCACCGTCTTGTATCCAATCTGTGTATTCTACTAGTGTAGTAGCATATGTTTTACCATAATTGCTACTTTTAGTTACTTGTAGTATATTTGTTACGGGGCACTCTTTTAATATTAATCGATCAAAACCACCATCAAAATATTCTGTTTTAGCCTCATCATAGTAGTCAGTAAAATTTTTACGGCAGTAGGTTTTTACTAACTGACTAACCTTGGGTATTAATAAATCTATTTCAGTATCTTTATTGCTGCTAGTAATACCAAGGTAATTTTTATACTCTGCTCTAGTTATTAGGTCAGCCATAAACCCTCCTCTGTCTCTAAAGCCTAATGTATTAGGCTTTAGAGACAGGACTCTTACGAATCCTGTCTGTAACTAATTAAGCTACGTAACGAACTGCTACAACACCATCACCATCAACTGTTGATAGCTGTGTCATACCAATACGCATACTTGCTACTAGAATGCTTGTTTGATCAGCAACAATGTCATCACTGTCAACACGCATACCACGATGTGTACCTACTAAGAAGTTTGTTGGGTTAACAAATACGGCAGCAGCATTACCGGCGGCTGCAGCATCAAAACTTGCACTAACAAGCACTGGTGTGTTACCAACACTACCAACTTGACCTGTTAAGATTGTAGCAAGTGGTCCAACTTTATCTACTGTTAAGAAGTTGTCATCTTCTAACAACTCATAGTAAGCTTGTGTGCTTACAAATAGTACTAGTTCACTGGGATTAAGTCCCCAAGCACCAAGAGCTTTACGTGCTTCCATTGATTTAGCAACTGTAAATTTAGCTGCACCACCAATACTCATTGTAACATTTGGTGCACCGCCAATTGGATCATAGCTACCCAAACCCTTGAGTAATGATTGAACTTGACCACTACCACTTGCTGCACCTGAACCGTTACCTAGTAGCATGGCTTTATCTAATGTTTTAGCCATACGACGTGCCATTGCATCACGAACTAGTGGTAGAATAGGTAGAATACTATCTTCATCTTCCTCAAATGCAATAAACTCTTTTGTTGCTAATTTCTGAGCACTTAGTGTGATTTCACTAATACTATGAGTGCGCTGTACACCACTGCTAGCACTTGTGCCAAAGCTACTACCTGCAACCCATGTAGCTTCTGTAACTGTATCTGGGTTAACAGGAATCTTCATAACTGGCTGAGCCATAGCAATGCTACGTACAACCGGAGTAACTACTAATTGACGACGCATATCGTTTTGAATAGTAGTACTAACTTCTTCTTCCCAGCGCTCATGTGGTAGGCGGAAAGCACCACCAAATGTAGCAGCTTTTTCAAGAATTGTTTTGCCAAACTTTGTATCGCTAAGGCCTCTACGCATAATTTTGGCTAGCAAAACGGCCTTTTCTTTGTCAGCATAAGCAATGTCACTTTCTTTTGGCTCGCTAAATTGCATACGGCTGCGCTGTAGTGCTTCAATTTCGCCGCTCTTGCTTTGTAGCTGCTCTAACTCTTTGGCTTTTTCACGAATTGAAGCTTCTAAGTTTTCAATCGCACTTCTATGCTCCTGGGCTTGATCTTCTAAACGTTTCTCAACGTCAGCTAACAAGCGTTCTGCACCTGTGTCAACTGTTTGTACAACTGGTGCTTGTGGAGTAACAGCGCTAACTGCAGCTTTGATTTTTGCTTGTAGTGCATCTTCTTCAGCTAACTTACGCTTGGCGTCTTCAGCAGCTTTTGTTTGTGCTTCTAGCACGGCTTTAGCAGTTTGCTCAGCAGCTTTAGCAGCAGCATCTGCTAGTAATTTCTCTAACTCTTTTGGATCCATATCCCATTCCTCATTTGTTGTGCTTTTTGCTGCTTTTGGGGTATCGAGCTTTTTAGCTGATTCCTTGGGTGCAAATTGCTGTTTAAATAAATCAAATTCTGCAGCACTATCAAAAGCTTTAGCTAAGCTAAATAATGTATTTTGATTTGCTGGTATACTAACTACACTGATTTCATGCAGTTCTAGCTCTTTAACTAAAAATGTTTCTGTAGTATTGTCATAATCCGCATCACGAACTCTGAATCCTACGCTAAATGCACTTAATATACCCTTTTTAATCAGTTTGTATATATCACCTATTTCAGCAGGAATTTGCGCTCGAATCCACAAACCCTGATCTGTAACTTTATGCTCAACCATTTTACCAATTGGCATTTGATGATTGTGATAGGCTAGTATAATCGGATTTTTGAGATAGTTGTGTAATCCCTCATTCCACGCTTTCATAGGGATCACATCACCCTGACGATCGCGGTCTACTGTGCTAGCATATCCTTCAATATAGATGCTATCATCAGACTCTGTACTAGCTGTAAACTTACTGCTTAAATAGAGTAATTTATCTAGCTTTTTATCCATATTACTCCTTTGTCGTACTAGGCCTACCACCCAAAGATGGATTGGCTGCTGAACCTGCTATGTTAGCAGGTATTCTTATTGTATCCTGACCCTCAAGTTTAGGATACCTTAACTCTACTCTGGCTTCATTAGGTGTTATAATTCCCCCATTAACTAGTGTTTGATGATAGCTGGCTATATCTTTTAATTCTGGCTGCAGTGCACTAACATTAGTAGTTACTGGGCCTAAGTCATATCCAAAATATCGTTCAAGTGCACTATTGTAAAGCGTTACTATAGGCATTACTGTTTCTAGGTAGAATAGTCGTAGGTTAGGACTTATATTTGCATTGTTGCCACCAGTTAATAGTATAGGTGGTACTCCAATAGTAGTCATTATACGTTCACTGTGTGTGCGCATAGCTACGTCAAAATCTAAGTCACTAAAATTTTGTTCAGTAAGTCGTTGTGGTTTTAGTCCACTATCTAAGATAATAGGTCTACGTCCCCCTGACTTAGCATTATATCGTTGTTGCCAGTAGCTAACAGTTTTTTCCTTAGCTGCTTGGCTTAGTGTATTTTCTGTGGTTAATACTAATCCAAAAATAGTACCGTTGTCAAAGAATTTTTCTTGAAACTCTTGCATGCTGTATAATATGTTTATATTCTCTAAACATGCTTCTAGCCTACTAGCTCCACGATAGATACTGTCACTGGATATATCTTTAAAATAAAATACTTCACGCTCTGTAAAATTTACTTTGCCAGTATATCTATATCCTCGAATATAAGTAACTGGATCACTTAATATTTCTACATTGTTTGCCGGTAAGTGGTACATAAAGGTACCATCAAAATGTACAAATGCATTACCGTCTAATAGTAGATCTTTGAATAGCTCTTTTCTAAATTCTATTGCGCTTTGATATGGGTTTGGTCTAAAATTAAGTAGTGTTAGTAAAGTTTTTTGTCGGATACCGTTAACTACTCCATCATGAATTTTATCACGTATATCGTAGTCTAAGCTAGCGCAAGCACTAACTACCATATTAACAGCACGATTAACACTGTCTATATTTTTAAAAGCTGTGCGAAAATTGTTAATGCGTGCACTGCTTTGTACGCTGCTGCCCTCGTCATGGTGTATTTGACTTTGGGCTGGGTTAAGTTTTTCAATAACCCAATTACGAATTCTTTCTAACGCCATCTAAGCCCCCTGTGAACTCACTAAAGTAGCTGCTATAGCTGCTTCCGCGAAACACACTCTCACCACTTTGATGCTTTTGTTGTTGTAGTTCTATCCAACGTCGTTGCTTGTCTACACTATGTGGCGCAGGACTTTTACCGTAAATGCCGTGTAGCTGTACATGATGTCTATTACAGAGAGTATAGACTAAGTCATATATTTCTACATGGTGTTCTTGTATGAAACGATCGCGAACAGCTAGTATAGCCTCATCGCTGCCTATATCAATCCCGTTAGTATGTGACCACATATCTAACAGGTGTGTGATACTGTGCAGATGATGAAGCTCTAATTCTAGGGTACTACTACAAATATAGCAATGTGGTTGCTTTGTATAAGCAGATTTTGCTTTGTCACGAATCCACTTTACTGGTATGCGTTTATTTGTGTTTACTGCCATAAAATATTATTCCGGATTTTGATAATTATAGCTTAAAAGGTATATAATTGTCAACTATAAAATTTGTACTACCCTAAACTACATAGCTATATAGCGCATATCTAAGTGCGTCGGCTATGTGACTATATTTGTCATGCTTGGGTCGCTCACGAATAAGTCCTTGTTTGTCGTCCCAGCGATATTGATCTAGCATTTGTAATACGTGTACACAGTTACGATGCACTAACAATCGGCCTTGTTGTATTAGTGTTTGCACATATGCAATACCTGGTAGTACATCTTTTTTAGCACGTGTAGTTGCAATCTCGTAATTGTAAGCAAGATCAGCTGCAAACTGTGCAGCTGCGCTGTCAATAAACACAGTTTCTATACTCCAGCGATCAATCATTTTATGAAAATTATCGCTGTGTTCGCGTGTGGTGCGCTCTGACTCTAAATAATCTTCTACGCAATAAAAGCAGTCAGTGTTAAAATCATATATAATATTAACCCAAGCGGTTTCGTCTCTGTAACCAGGGTCTAGGCCACTAAAAGCTTCGCCGCGTAACTCAGGCAGCTGATCTATAATATACTCGCTACGAAAACCTTCGTAGATTTGTCCTAGATAGCTAGTAAAGCTAGCCATGTACTCTTGTTCAAATTCGGATTTAGGCATTGATCGACGTGCTTCTTCTACATCTGATTCTGACATACGTGTATTTTCTGTATAGTCTGCTTGTATACTACACCACTCAGGAAACTGACTATCAAATCCGCGATTATAGAATTTACTAAACCAGTTGTTGCGGCCACGTGGTGTACTAATAAATATTGCTTTTGCACCTGGTCTGTCTAGTGTAGGACGTAGTGCAACATTAAACGCATCTTCTCCGCGATCCGATAGTGCAGCTTCGTCAAATATAATAAGATCATAACTACGACCAACAGTACTATCAACGGTGCCTATTGAGCCCATGCGAACAGTTGAACCATTTGACATTTCAATAATTCTGTCCTTGAGATTGTCACGCTCAACTTCAAGATCAAAGTGCTTGATTAATCTTCGTTGTAGTTCAAAACTAATACTAGATAGGTTATAGTTGGGTGATATAATTAACACATTACTATTAGGTACTAGTGTTACTAATTGGCCAATAATATTTGCTATATAAGTTTTGCCTAATCGTCTAGCTAACGCTGCGCAGATAAACCTATACTGTGGGCTGTTTATAGCGTTGATTAGTGCAATTTGTGGACGATTAATTGTATCATAGATATTGAGCAGTCTAAGGTAGTTATCAATGGGCAGTTTAATAAATCTTTGACCAGGATCAAATTCAGTGATATAGTCTAGTTGAATATCCGAACGACTTACTACAACCATTATATACCTTCTCCGCTAATCAACTTGTGTATAAGTTGACCGTATTTTGATCCATCACCTTCATTAATTTGTACATTAACCTGACGTTGGGGTCCAGTGTTAGTTTGTTTAGCTTTTTCTAATTGTATTTCGCGATCTAATAAATCCATACTCATTTTATGTGACAGTGATAGCAAGTCTGCAATATCTTTACTCGATCCAACCCCTGACTCCTCCATTTCAACAAACTTTTGTTTAATAAGTGCGTCCATGGCACGTCGCATAAGAAATCTGTTGTTGTAGCCAGTATCAAAGAATACATGATCTATATAATTGCGTACTTCTCGTCTGGCTAGTGTAGTTGTTACCAGTTCAGGGTCTAGTTCTAAATTATCCGCTACTTCACGTATATCTTGCAGTTGTAAATAGCAGTTAGCTATTTCTAATGCCTCTGGTGATATCTTGATAGTTTCAGCAGGCAAGTGTGTTGACATAAATTTCTCCAGTTTATTGGAGTATACCACTTGTGCTAGCTAGTGTGCAAGTGAAAAATTTTGTGTGGCCTAGCACAACAGCTAATAACTACGGCACCCTAGCTGTTTTGAAAAATTACCAAAAGTTGCGCGTGTGGGAGGGCCCCGCCGGTATAAATAACATAACAGTCCAATAACCCCCCTAGTCATTATAAATTCTATAACCTATACCATTATAAATTCTATAATCTATACCATACCATTACATTATAAATTCTATAACCTATTACAAAACTTGTACTAAATTTTGTAATCTACCTGCCGCCTATCAGCCGACGAACGGTAGGCCAATTGTCGCTTGGACGACAATCTTTCGGTAAAATCAGCCTATACTAAAGACTCGATAAACAAACAGGAGTAGCTGAAATGGCAACAGCCAAAGCCCCTAATTATAGCCCTGAGCAAACTGCTCAGATTGTGGCCGACTATCAGGCCGGTGTTAGCGTCGAGCAAATTGCCCAAGCAATGGGCAAGACCGTTCGCTCAATTGTAGCAAAGCTCAGCCGTGAAAAGGTTTATATCGCTAAAGAATATAAAACCAAGAGCGGCGAGACTCCCGTTAAAAAAGATGTAACGGCTGATTTCATCGGCGCTGCTCTCAAGCTCTCAGAGAACGATATAGAATCGTTAACGAAGGCTAACAAGAGCGCACTGCGTGCGATCGAGCTTTTTATCCGTAACTCTGCCAACTAGGGTATAGGGGCGCAAGCCCCTATATAAACACTATGAAAAACATAGCACTTGCCCAGGAACCAAAACTTGTAGCATTCAGCCGTCGTGCTGAGGTTGCCGTTGAGGAACCGTTACAGTTTTTTGTTGTACCTACTAGCTATCAAGCCTTAGCTTGGCTGGCTAAAAACAAACTTCTAGGACGCAAGCTTACTGCACCTAGCTATAATCGTCAATACAATACACTTACTGGATCGATGCAAGAATGAACAAACAAATTAAAAAACTCGCTGATCAAGCAGGTATTGGTATCCAACACAATGGCATCGTGTTGACCAAGGATGTTAACGCCGAAGAAGCATTGGACCAATTCGCCCAGTTAATTGTCAGAGAATGCCAGAATATTTGCCTTAACGATGACTGGGATGAAGCAGCAGGTTGGGGCAAGATGTTTGCCCAGAAAATTCAACTCCAACTTGGAGTTAAACAACATTTTGGAATTGAAGAATGATTACTGATATTAAAACTGCAACAAATCAGGAACTAATCGAAATGCGTAATGAGCTATTCGATTATTTTGACATGAGCGCTGACGTAGAATGGGACATGGTTAACGATATTATAGCGTATGAATGCAAAAGCGCACAGATCGATGACGTATGCCTTGAAATGACTGCTCGTAACTTTGGTGTACTTAAAATTGTAAAGGTATAAATTATGAAAGTTGCTACATTTACCTTATGGCTTTTTGTTATGTTTATGATAACCTTTTTAGCTAACACTGCATTTGCGTGCGGCAAGGAAGGTTCTAAAGATGAGAACGCTCCGCGTGCTCGCTGTGGCCCCGCTCCAATTATTGTAACACCGGCTCCACCACCTAAAAAAGCTGAAGAGGAAAAAAAGTAGGTTCCACGTGAAACAGTTATAGAATTTGAATCGCTATAACTTTTATAGCGATGGCGCCAAATTATAGCATATAATTTGCAGCGGTGTCAAGCCCTGCGGCCGCCGTTCGTCGGGTG